GTCTACCCATAACACAACAAGGGTATATATATTTCAATATTTTCTTACCCTTGCCCTCAAGTACTGCCCCTAAATCAGTATTCAAACTACGGACACTTTATTATATAACAAAAAAAAAGTATCCTAACCAATGCAAAAAATTGGTTGTTTTCTTGGCTTTATTTTTTACGGATAAGGACTTGCTAATATGCTCGGCTAAAGGCTTGAGGATAAGTAAACGGCCACCATGCGAGGGGCAGGTGCCCTATGGGGGATAGCGTATACAGCACTTACAACAGATCAGGAAAATGAGTTGTTAACCACAATGGATACTGATAAAGTGTTGCATTTCAGTTACAGTGTCTTTTAATTTGATTTATGTGTATTTTTAGCTTGACAACTATCCGTAATATAGGTATAATGGAGTATAATTAACTCCTACATAAGCACATGCCTACATAGTAAAGTATACATAAGATAACTAAAAGAACATAAGCTTATGTAACATATATATGTACCTAAACCTGAAAGGAGCTTGTATTTTATTATGTCTTCTAATACCTCAAATAAAACAGTACCAAGGTTAGAAAAGCTATTAAATAAATCTGTAGGTCAAAGTATTGATGAATTTCATTTTACCTACAATTTTCCTCAAGATGTTCCGTATATTCCAGCAACAAATGAAATTAAAGCTCTTCGGCGAAAGTTAATAGAAGAAGAAGTAGCTGAATTGTTTGAAGCTATGGATAAAGATAACAAAGCAGAGATACTTAAAGAGTTAGTAGATGTTGTAGTGGTCTGTGTAGGTATGGCAGATACGTATGGCTGGGAGTTTGATGAGGCTTTTAGGCGAGTACATAGATCCAATATGTCTAAAGTAGATGAAGATGGACAGCCTCAGTACCGAGAAGATGGAAAATTACTTAAAGGACATAGGTATGTGCCTCCATTTTTAAGAGATTTAGTAGGTACTTTTGAAACTTAGTAAGAATTTTAGTTAAAAAAAGGTGTAAATATTATGGAGGGAACAATTGATATAAGGCTTGTAGCCACATTAGCTGGTATACTGGTCAGTGTGGCTACAGCAGCAGCTATTGCACGACAGCAAATTAAAGTTATTGAAGATGCGGTCAAGGATATGGAGCAAAGACTACGGGGAATGGATCGTAGAATGGATCAATCAGAATCAGGGATTTCTGTTCACGAACAACGGGTTCAGGTGTTATCCGGCATGATGAGTCCTGAGACATTAGAGAGGCGACATAAGGAAATTGCTGATTTGCAAGCTAGAATAGGCGCAAATGAAAAGGATCTTTTGCAATTAAAAATGCTTCATAATGGTAAGCATCCTTATATTCCTAAGCCTAATCTGTCATAATATAAATTAATAGTAACTTTTTCCTTGACAATGAAGAAAAAATCACTAAAATGGTATAACGATTTAACTCTTGAATATTTTTACAAAAGTATATCTAATTATCAGGAGCATATAAGGCTCCCTCACCATGATGTAGTTTATGTTCGTGCTGCTATAGCTGGAGCTACGGGCAAAACTTTTACGTACGAACAAGTCTACACTGCTATGAAGGCAGAGGGATGGAATAAAGACTAACCTTTGTAGCGCATTATATGTTAGGAGAAAATTACATATGCTAGATATCTTACCCGGAAAGAAGACTTACTTGGTTGCTGGTGGCGCAATTGCCTATGCAATCGGAGCTTGGTTGACTGGTAATATGGTAATGGCTGAAATGATCAATTACCTATTTATGGGCGCAGGAGCTGCGGCTATACGGAAAGCTATTGCGAGTTAAGTAGATGGTACACAAAGTTCAGAATTGGGTTAAGGAAATAAAACAAGTAGATTTTAAATTACATATTGTATTGTTTTGCACACAGGCACTAACATATACAAGAAATGTTATGATGACCCTACTGGAGAAAATAAAAACTTGGCCTAAAAAGAACTAATGGTACTCTACTTGTCTATCTATGAGAAAAATAATTCTACTTTTAGGATTAATGGGATTTTTGACTGTATCGACTTCGGTTTGTGCAGTTGAAAATCCTATTGTAGAACCTGAGCCTGAAATATGGCTCATGTCTATTGAGATATGTAAGAAATTTGAACCTCAAATTGAAGACGCAGTAAAACGAGGTGTAGTGTTTTTACCGAGACAATGTAAGTGGTTTGGAATGGGAGAACGCAATCCCTTTAGAAAAAATGAATTGGCTGTATGGCCTACCTTCGACAAATGTATAAATGCCCCTATTACTCCTCCCGATGGATATATTCTACGCACTCGAAATTGTCAAAGAATAGAGCAGTAAAATGTCTGCTGTATTAACTTTGACAGAAGAAGCTAAAGATTATTTAAAAAATATTTGTGAGCAAGAAAAGCAAACTTATGTACACTTATCTGTAAAGGGTGGAGGATGTGCAGGCTTTTCATACCATTGGTCATTTACCGATGGTCCAAAACAACATGATGAGGTGATAAATATAGCTGACAAGAGTCATTTAGTTTTGGATAGTATGTCATTGTTGTACTTAATGAACATGAACATTGATTATAAAACAGATATTGCCGGAGCTATTTTACAACTTGAAAACCCGAATGTGAAGTCAAGTTGCGGTTGCGGCGAATCATTTAATGTGGTATAAGGCAACATGACTTACAAAGAATTGGTTGCAGAGCTTGCTACATTTTCTGATGACGAACTAAACCAATCTGTCTCGATTGAAGACGTGCGAGGAGAACTATATAACGTACAATATATGGTACGCTCTCATCTTTACTATAAAGATGTAGGAAATTTCTTACGTTTATTTCAATGGGATATTGATGGTATGAAAAATATAAGGAGTAATTAACAATGGCAGCACCAGTAGCAGCAGGAGTAGGATTAGCTACAATTATTAGATATATAGCAAAGCATGGTACACAAGCAGCAATAAGAAAGTTTGGTAGCACAGTGGTAAAACAAGTCTCTAAAATGCAAGGAGCTAGTAATATAAATAAGTTTCAAAAAGGCGGCTCCGTTTATATGCAATCAGATAAGGATGAGAAACCTCTAACCGCTGCAGAACGAAGAACAATAGAACGTATGTTGCGAGGCATAGAGCGTGACCGAAAAGAACGAGAAAGCATGGGACTAGACCCAGACGAAGATGTTTTTGATACTTTTTTAAATAGCCTTATGCCACGAAATAAAACTAAACCCGATCCCGATCCAGAGGAATTATCTCTTAGAAAAGGTGGGCAGGTTAAACCAAAACCAAAACCAAACACTCGTAAGCCTCGTGAGTTTGCTGCTGGTGGTGCGTATAAAGGAAAGAAACATATGTATGCAGCAGGGGGAAGAGTAATGGATACAAGGAGAAAAGGATAATGGCACTACCAGTAATCATAGGCGGTTATATTATAATGAGAACGGCGGCCGGTATTCTTCTAAAAGTAAGAACCGGAAGATTCAATCATATGAAGGAGCGATTTCCCCGTTCTACTGTTATTACAAACCCAACTACAAAACAGTTTGACAAAGCCCAAATCCTAACTGGAAAGAAAGAGGCAGGTACATATGCTAGAAATTTTCCGGCCAAAGACAGAGGGAGTTTAATGAAAGAGGATACGTCACTACCATCTCGTAGTCAAACTTATACAGGTACAGGAAGAACACCGGGGCAAGAACAGTTACGAGGCGTTAGAACAGGAGAGATGAGACGAGGAAGGCATAAAGCAGAAGCAGCAGCAGTAGGTGCAGCAGCAGTAGGTGCAGCAGCAGGATATGCAGGTGCAAAAGCGAGTGAACGGAAACGACAAAATCAGACACGCAAAGCCGATCCACTCCTTAGTGAATATTTAGCAGCAAGAGAAGACAAAGAAGGTGATCGTTTTAAGCGTTCAGAAGCTAAAAAAGATTATGAAAATTTTATGTCAGGAAAAACCTCAGAACTAAAATTTAAAAAAGGTGGAGCAGTTGTAAAGAAACGCAAGAAAATTAGAAGGAAAAAGAAATAATGCCAATAGTTAAATTTCCCTACACAAAAGAAGGTGAAAAAAATGCTAGAGCTGCTGCCAGAGAATTTGGCGGAAAGTATGTAGCAGATAAGCCTGATGATAAAGGTATGAGTATTATGATTGCAGTTGGTTCTGCAAAGAAGAAAGCCCCGGATAAAAAAAGGAGAACTCGTCGTAATAAAAAGGCATAAGTATTATGAACCGTAAACAACGTCGAGCTAAAACTAAGACAGATAAGACAAAGACAACTGAAGAAACAAAGAAGCCTTATAGTCCGCTAAATAATAGCAATGATCAGCCTTTCAAGGAGCATATGCTTCATCTGAAAGAAGCACATGACATTGGGCATCTTATGTGGTTATTAAATACAGGAAGATTAATTCTTCCGCATCATACACACGATAAAGTTGCGTTGAACGATAAGCTTCCGTTTGATGAAATTGAAAAGAATTACTATAAGACAAATCCTAATATCGTTGTTATTGATGATTTTATGAACCTAGAAGCTCTAGCCAAATTAAAAGATTACTGTCTTGAATATCCGTTTTGGAATACAATCTATGGTCGAGGTTACTTAGGTGCCTTTCGTGAACAAGGATTTAGTCCTGCTGTTTTGACTACTCTTTCATATGAGATGATTAAGAGTATGCCAAAGATTTTTGATAACAACAACAAACGTAATCTCAGCCAGATGTGGGCGTTTAAGTATGAGTCAAAGTGTCCCGGCATTGATATTCACGCTGACTTTGCAGCGGTCAATGTAAACTTTTGGATCACGCCTTCTGAATGTAATCGAGACTATGATCCTGAAAAGGGTGTAGGAAAGACAGGTGGAATGTGGATTTGGGATTGTGGCGCACCACCTGATTGGGACTTTACTCGATACAATGGTGATAATAAAGATGAAGTGTTAGAACTTCTAAAGAAGAATAATTCAAAGGCGGTATATGTACCGTATAAGTATAATAGATGTGTTATGTTTGACTCCAATTTGTTTCACAAAACTGCGGATGTAAACTTTAATCCCGGTTTTGATAGCAAGAGAATTAATGTAACCATGCTTTTTGGAAACAGAGAAAACACAGGAGTTGAACCTCAGAACATGTTAGAAGCCGCTGAACTACGAGACAAGACCTCTACGCCCGTATTGGAGCTATTAAAAGAACAAGAAAAAGAACTTGAATTACTGTGACCGATGCAACAGAAGTTCAAGCCGAATTAGTGGCTCATGAGAGAGAATGTGCGGTTCGAGCAGAGTCTGTTCAACGGCAATTAGATGCGTTAACGGGGCGAATACGACGTATTGAAGCTTTAATTATGGGATCGACAGCCACATTAATTATTGGTTTTGTAACCGTACTATGGAAAATGTAATATGAGCAGAGAATTAACCACAAAGCAACAAACCTTTTTACAAGTTCTCTTTGGAGAGGCAGAAGGCGATTATACAAGAGCAAAAACTCTAGCAGGCTATAGTGAAACTACTAATGGTTTAGATGTTGTTCGTTCTGTAAAAGACGAAATTGTAGAACTGACACGAGAATACTTAGCGATAAATGGGCCACGAGCTGCACGAGCCATGATTAATGTTTTAGAACGTCCTTCGGAATTAGGAAATCAGCATAGGTTAAATGCTGCAAAAGAACTACTAGATAGAGTAGGTATTCATAAAACAGATAAAGTTGAAGTTACCACTCCGAGTGGAATTATGATTTTACCACCAAAGAATACTCATGCCGTATAAAGTTGGAGATTATGGTCGATACCATAAAAGTTCTCGTATGAAAAAGGAAAGAGCTTTACGAAATAAAAATCGTAAGATTGCTTTAAAAGCAGGTGGAGTCCGAAAGGGAGATGGAAGACATATTGACCATAAGGACGGTAATCCACGAAATAATTCTCGAACCAATTTACGAATAATTTCAGGGCGAAGTAATAGAAAAAAACAGTAATGTACGAGCTAGGTTACTTTAAGATGCCCGACCCCGTTGGGCTAAAAGACGATAATGACTGGTTAGAAATTCCAAGAATCAGTAAAACAATACCGTTTGGTTATATAGCACATAAAAAAGATAATAAACTTCTTGTACCTATAATTGAAGAACTGGAAGCTTTAGAATTAGCAAAAGAGTATCTAAATGAATATTCATATCGAGAAGTTGCAGGTTGGTTAAGTGAGCGAACAGGACGAGAAATTTCCCACGTTGGCCTCCGAAAGCGAATCCAAACCGAAAAGCAACGGAAGAGTAAGGCAGCAACATATAAAGCATGGCTTAAAAAATATGAAGAAGCCCTCATCAAACTTGAAGAAATTGAGAGCAAGCGTACAGGGGCGACAAAAACAAAAGAAAGAGGAAGCGAAGACAGAGCCAAAATCTAATGTTACTGAAACAGAAAACATACCTCTTGAAGAACAACATAATATTTTATTTAAGCCCAATGAAGGGCCACAAACAGATTTTTTAGCGGCATCAGAGCGAGAAGTTTTATACGGTGGTGCAGCTGGCGGCGGAAAAAGTTATGCTATGTTAGCAGATCCGTTACGCTATTTAAGTCATCCACAATTTTCAGGTCTACTGCTTCGTAGAACCACAGAGGAATTAAGAGAGTTAGTTTGGAAATCACAAGAACTATATCCCAAAATTATTCCCGGCATAAAGTGGTCGGAACGAAAGATGCAGTGGACCTCCCCTTCGGGCGGCAGATTGTGGCTGTCATATCTCGATAGAGATGATGATGTACTCCGCTATCAAGGGTTGTCCTTTTGTTGGATAGGCTTTGACGAACTTACGCAATGGCCCACAGGATTTGCGTGGGACTATCTTCGTTCTCGTTTAAGGTCCACTGCACCTGACTTACCTGTTTATATGAGAGCTACTACCAATCCGGGTGGTGCAGGACACGTATGGGTAAAGAAATACTTTGTAGATCCTGCTCCAGCAGGTAAAGAGTTTTGGGCTACAGATGCAGATGGTAATAAATTAATCTACCCAAAGGGACATACAAAAGAAGGGAAGCCTTTATTTCAACGTAAGTTTATTCCAGCAAAGCTTTTTGATAATCCGTATTTATCTAAAAGTGGCGATTATGAAACAATGCTGTTGTCGCTTCCTGAAAATCAAAGAAAGAGACTACTGGAAGGAAACTGGGATGTAGCAGAAGGTGCAGCGTTTCCTGAATTTAACAGAAAGGTTCATGTTGTTGAACCATTTAATATACCAAAAAATTGGTCTAAATTTCGGTCATGTGACTACGGATATGGTTCTTATAGTGCTGTGCTTTGGTTTGCAGTTGCTCCTGAAGGGCAATTAGTAGTCTATCGAGAATTATATGTCTCAAAAATGTTAGCTAAAGATTTAGCAAATAAAGTCTTGTATTTAGAGGAAAATGATGGTACAATTCTTTATGGCGTTTTAGATAGTTCATGTTGGCATAAACGAGGAGACACAGGACCAAGTTTAGCTGAACAAATGATTATGCAAGGTTGCAGATGGCGACCTAGTGATCGAAGTGCAGGAAGTCGTATTTCAGGCAAAAATGAATTGCATAGACGCTTACAGATACAAGAAGAATTTGGGGATGTTGAGGAACAACCCGGTATCGTATTTTTTCATAATTGTATTAATCTTGTATCCCAGTTACCTTCAATTCCTCTTGATCCAAAAAATCCTGAAGATGTAAATACAAAATCAGAGGACCATTTATACGATGCATTACGGTACGGAGTAATGAGTAGACCAAGAAAAGGAATATTTGATTTTACGATAGAACAAATGTCAGACAGGTATATTCCGGCTGACGCAACTTTTGGGTATTAAAATATGGCAGAAAATACATTTGAAGAAACACAGAGTTTAGCTTTAGACGAAGATACTAAAGACATCGAACTTACTTCGTTAGTAGCGTTTATTGAAGATAGATATAAGCGGTCTAAAGATTGGCGACGATTTGACGAAGAGAGATGGCTACAAGCATATCGAAACTATCGAGGTATTTATAATTCTGATGTTCAATTTACAGAGGCGGAACGATCTAGAGTTTTTGTTAAAATTACTAAAACAAAAGTATTAGCTGCCTATGGTCAAATTACCGATGTATTGTTTGCTGGACAAAAGTTTCCTTTAAATATTGAACCTACAACTCTGCCAGAGGGAATTAGTGAAGCAGTTCATTTTGATACGAATACTCCTCCAGATCAGATGCAAGAAAGTACTGCCGCAAGTCCCTATGGATTTCCCGGTGATGGGCAAGAACTTGAAGCAGGAGCAACTTTAGATAGTTTGCAAGCAAACAAGATCCAATTAGGAGCATTAGATAAAAAGTTAGCGGATATTGAAGGACTAAAAGAGGGCGAAGGGCAAACTCCATCTGCCTTTACTTTTCATCCTGCTATGATAGCAGCTAAGAAGATGGAAAAAAAGATTATGGACCAGCTTGAAGAGTCCGGGGCAAGTAAGCATTTGCGTTCGTCTGCATTTGAATGTGCTTTATTTGGTACTGGTATAATCAAAGGTCCATTTGCAATTGATAAAGAATACGCTAATTGGACTGAAGAAGGTAAATATAAACCTACAATAAAAACCGTACCTCAATTAAAGCACGTTTCTTGTTGGGATTTGTATCCTGATCCTGATTCAAGTAACATGGATGAAGCCACGTATATTATTGAACGTCATAAATATTCTAAAGCACAATTGCGAGAACTTAAAGATCGTCCTTATTTTCGGGAAGAATCAATTAACAATTGTATTGGGATGGGTGAAGTTTATTCAAGTGAATACTGGGAAAATGACTTAAAAGACTATTACTTAAATGATCACCCTGAAAGATATGAAATTCTTGAATATTGGGGTTTACTAGATACCGACATAGCAAAAGAATTTGGTATTGATTTACCTAAAGAGTTTAAAAATGTAGATCAAATACAAGTAAATTGTTGGATCTGTAATAACTTTATTTTAAGACTGGTAGTAAATCCATTTAAGCCTGCTCGTATTCCATACTACGCTGTTCCATATGAACTAAATCCATATAGTTTCTTTGGCATTGGTTTGGCAGAGAATATGGATGACACACAAACTTTAATGAATGGCTTTATGAGAATGGCAGTAGACAACGCTGTTCTTAGTGGTAATCTTTTAGTTGAAATAGATGAAACAAATCTTGTGCCGGGACAGGACTTACAACTCTATCCCGGAAAGGTGTTCCGTCGTCAAGGTGGCGCACCGGGACAAGCGATCTTTGGAACTAAGTTTCCAAACGTCAGTAATGAAAATATGCAATTGTTTGACAAGGCTCGGCAGCTTTCCGATGAAGCTACGGGCCTTCCTAGTTTTTCACATGGACAAACAGGTGTAACAGGAACTGGCAGAACTGCGGCAGGAATTTCTATGTTAATGGGAGCTGCAGCAGGCAGTATTAAAACAGTCGTAAAAAACTTTGATGATTATCTTTTAAGACCATTAGGAGAAGCGTTCTTTAGCTTTAATATGCAATTTGATTTTGATCCTGAAATTAAAGGGGATTTAGAAATTAAAGCTAGAGGAACAGAAAGCTTAATGGCAAATGAAGTACGTAGTCAAAGATTGTTACAATTTTTACAAGTTGTAGCAAATCCAGCTCTTGCTCCTTTTGCTAAGTTTACGTCTATTATTCGAGAGATTGCAAACTCGATGGGACTTGATCCAGATAAGGTTTGTAATACACCTGAAGAAGCAGCACGACAAGCTAAAATTCAACAGCAACAGCAACCACCACAACCCCCCGTTCAACAACCACCTCAAGCTCCGGGTTTAAGCCCAAATGATATGCAAGGAGGAGGAGGTGGAAATATTGGTGTAGGAGGCGCACCCATACCTATGGAGGAACAATTTAGTGGCACAGGACAACAGCAACAACAGCCAGTACAGCAGCCTACTCAGCAAGCTCAAGACACTGGTCAACAACAAACGCCAATGGGACGCATTCAATAGTTATATTGATTGGGTTATTCTACAACAACAGGCTAGTTTAGAACAGAATATAGATATGGTTAATATTTATAAAGCCCAAGGAGCTATTCATAGTTTACGCAAATTAAAACAATTGCGAGATGAAGTACATGCCAGCGATAAAATGAATATTTTATAAAGGAGAAAATATAGTGGCAAGAGAACAAATGAATACTGAGATGCAGGAGCAAATGTTAGGAACGGGGCTAGTACCTGATCCTAATATGGTTGATCCTGTTAGTGGAAATGAAATTCCTCTTGGGGCTACTGCAGAAGGAGTTAGGGACGATCAACCAGCAGCATTAAGTGCTGGTGAATTTATAATTCCGTCTTTTGCTGTAAACTTTTATGGAGTGCAACAACTACAGCAGCTCGTTGATTCAGCAGAAATCGGTTTACAACAAATGGAACATAGAGGCTTAACAGGTATGCCTGCTGAAGAAGAGCCTTCTTTGGGTTCAACAGACCGTATGGTTGAACCAGAGGCAGAACCATTGTTAGAAGCCCCTATTGATGTTGAAGAATACTATCGGGGTGGATTAGTACAAACGTATGCTAATGGGGGATTAACTACTGCAGCCATTCCTGCACCAAGAGCAAATATGGTAGCTTCTGCACCAGTAACTACTACTCAAGTATCTCCCGTTTCACAAACTGTAACTCAACCTTTACGTCCTCAAAGATCCGTTAGAGATCCTTCTCGGTCTGTTACGTTTCCAACGTATGAACAATTGCAGGATATTAAATATGTAAAGTACATAAATGCCGCTGGACAAAGTATTCTTATTCCAGTTATACGTGGTGTTCCACAACGAACAATTCCAGCAGGATTTACTCCTGCTCCTACGACAACAGATGAAACTACAACACCAACTGTTCCTGTTGAATCTGAAGAAGATAAAGCACAGAAATTAGTTGCGGCTCAAGAAGAACAAGAGCGACAAAGAGTAGAGCAGGAAACTGCTTTAGATGATGAAAGACGACAAGAGGAAGATGAAATACAGGAAAATTTAGACGAGTTGCTAGAACTAGAAACAATATTAAATAATTTGGGTGAGCTTGATGAAGAGACAGACGCAGCGGGGAAGGTACTCAATCTAGATAGTGAGGCAGCACGTTCGCTTATTCAGAAATCCTTAGATGAGATTAAAACAGACTATACTCCGTTTGAACAAACTCTAGCAGCAGTTCCCGGTATTATTGGTAAGGGTCTTTCTGAAGGACTGCTCGCTTCAAATGCTGATAAAATTTGGGAAGCACAAGGAGGACAAATTCCGGGGGCCGTTAAATTTGATGTAGGTGAAGGTAATAAGCCTATTTATATTATTGCACGTAGGCCGGACACCTTCTTTGGTGCAGCAGGTCCAGATTTTCAGGCGTATCAACAAGGTAAGCAAATAGACATATCCAGAGTTTTATCTACTCTTGGTACACAATATGGTGTATCAGATTTAACTTTAGATCAAATTGTTACGGATGACAAAGGAAACTTTCTTAGATTTACAGATGATGTAGAGCCAACGGGCGTTGGAAGAGACGAGTTACGAGAGAGTTTAGGAAGAGGTAAATATCTTGGAATTACATCATCGGGGAGAATTATTGTTCGTGATCCAGAGAGAAGTAGTGGCACAAGAACTTCTAGAATGAGTAAACGAACCTTCTTTGCTTTAACTCCAGAACAACAGGTTAAAGCCGCTGGAGGAATAGGTCAAGAAAATATCGGAAAATGGCAATTATTTGGAGGAGCCAATATTAATCAAAAGTGGTTTGAAGGTATGTCTGCCGATCAAAAAAAGGCGTATGATGAAGCATTAGCTAAAGCTAAACAGGACGCTGAGAATGGCGATGACAATGGCGAAATAGGTCCACAACCACAACCAGCAGCTTCATCACTACCTGCCGCTGTACTGGGGCATGATTCGCCATATATGGGCCAACCAGCAGCTCCTCAACCAGCAGTAGCTCCTGAACCAGTAGCTCCTCAACCAGTACTTGATCCAAGAGCAGAGCCACAAGACTTTGATTTTACAGGACAGGAACCAGCAGCTCCTCAACCAGCAGCTCCTGAACCAGTAGCTCCTGCTAAACTGCCCG